TTCAGTTCAGGTGGTAATATGAAAAGACGTAATTTTTTAGCTTCTGTAGCGAGCGTATTGTCGCTAGCGGAAACTGTACAAGCAAACCAAGATCAACTAAAGAAAAACGGCAAATCCGCCATCCTGTTATGGATGGGCGGTGGCCCTTCTACGATGGACATCTGGGATCTTAAATCGGGCGCTCCTACAGGTGGCCCGTTTCGTCCAATCGCAACCAGCGGCGATGTTCAAATTAGCGAACACATGCCATTGATGGCCAAACAAATGCACCACGCTGCTATCATTAGGAGTATGAGTACTCGTGAAGCTGACCATATGCGAGGTCGTTACTATATGCATACTGGGTATGTTCCCAACCCTAACATTGACCATCCTAGCTATGGATCTGTCCTATCTCATCAACTAAGACGGAAAGATTTGGCAATCCCGCAGTTCATTTCTGTGGGTGGTGGTAGTATGGGAGCAGGTTTTCTTGGTGCTAAGTACAATCCATTTGTCGTGAATACTGATGGTAGAATTAGAAATCTTGACATGAAGATAGATCAAAGGTTTTACCAAAGAGCTTACGCTTTAGACGCTATAGAAAATGCGTTTATAAACCAAAAGAGAGGATCACTAGCAAAAGAGCATCAAGCTATTCTTAAAGAAACATTTAATGTTTTGACAAGCGCTCAGATGGATGCGCTTAAAATTGCTGGCGAGCCTGAGAATGTAAAAGAAAGATACGGAGATAATAACTTTGGTAAGGGATGTTTAATGGCAAGACGTTTAGTAGAAGCTGGCGTGCCGTTTATTGAAGTTAATCTAGGTGGATGGGATAATCACCAAAACATTTTCCCGACCTTAAGAGACACGAAATTGCCCATGTTAGATCAAGGCATGAGCGCGCTGTATGAAGACTTAGAGCAGCGTGGGTTACTACAAGATACAGCGATCATTTGGATGGGCGAGTTCAGTAGAACTCCTCGTATCAACGGCAATGCTGGTCGTGACCACTGGGCACGAAGTTGGAGTGTTGTTGTTGGCGGAGCTGGAATGAACGGCGGTATAGCCGTTGGCGAAACAAACTCAGACGGTACTCGTGTTGAGACAGAACCATATACTTCTCAGGATGTAATGGCTTCTGTTTGTAAGGCGCTTGATATTTCTTTGGGGACTACGTTTACCAGCAACAGTGGTAGACCTATGAAAATCGCTAACTCCGGCAAAGTTATAACCGAACTGTTTGGCTAGTACTATGAGATTTTTCAAGAACGCAGTCTATGTGCTTTTTTCTCTATCTTTACTTAATTTAGCGGGTTCTTTTTATATGTATAGACATATAATGAGTAAGCAGCAGATAATAGAAGTTAAAATTCCTATAGGAGAAGACCTCCGAGAATTGCCTTTACATGCAAGACTTAGAGACACACAAATACTGCAAGCTATACTTATGACTCACCACCAATTAGGAATACATAAACCCGGATCACAACCGATGTGTCCAATGTGTGGTAGCACCGACTTAAAAACAGTAGAAAAGGTTATATATAATAATGGCAAGACAATCGAAGAAGAAGCCCACAACTAGACAGCGCCGCAAGATACTACGACCAAAAACTAGAAATCAAGAACATTACATGGGTCAGATTAATAAGTCTGATGTTACGTTTTGCTCTGGGCCTGCTGGATCTGGAAAGACGAGCGTGTCCGTAGGAATGGCCTGTGAATATTTGATTGAAAAGAAAGTAGATAAGATTATAATTACTAGACCTGTAGTAGAGTCAGGAAGGGGTTTAGGGCATTTGCCGGGAACTTTGGTTGAAAAGATAAACCCATATTTAATACCTATACTAGAAGAGATGAATCAGTACTTAACAAAGACTACTGTTGAGACTTACAGAAATAGAAACATTATTGAACTTTGCCCTTTAGAATATATGAGGGGGCGAAACTTTCATAATTGCTTCATGATCCTTGACGAAGCACAGAACGCTACGTTCGAGCAGATCAAAATGTTTATTACAAGAATTGGCAAAGAGTCAAAGGCGGTAATAAACGGAGACTTAAGACAGTCCGACTTAGGTAAACAACAAGGAGGTTTGCATACCTGTATGGAAAAATTAGTTGAGGTCTCCGGTGTAGGAGTCTGCGAGCTTGACTATAGCGATATCGTGCGAAGTGATATTGTCTCCAAGATTCTTATCAGACTAAACAAGAAAGAAGACGAAGATGAACCAGTCAAATATTTTTAGAGGTATATTTTTAGCGGCTGTTATAATTATAGGCGTTAGATCTGAATATAATAATCAGCAACTCAACCAAAGGCTTAGCGTCTTAGAAGATGGAATTTATCATGGACATACGATCCAAACTGATACAGCTATGAAATTTGAAACATTCTTACAAGCTCTTTCTAACGAGCTGCCTATAGAGGTAGAAGCCTATGCGACAGAAGCGGCAAAAAAAGTAGCTAGAGAAGTTACAATAAGCACACTTGAAGAATTTGCTGAAAATCTTAAAAAAGTAGATGTCAAACTTGATAAGTGATCCTATAATATCATAGACTATTTATAGGAGTTATATATGCCAACTTATGATTATGAATGTAGCGAGTGCGGCTACTACGAAGAAGTATTCCAGAAGTTCTCTGAAAAACCTCTCGTAAGATGCCCTCAATGCAAAAAGCATAAGTTCAGAAGAGTTATCTTGAATCCACCTCACGTTTCAGTCAAGGGTGAGCCTACTACTATTCAACATCTAGCTGATCGCAATACCCAGAAGCTAGGCAAGTACGAGCTACAAGCAAAAGAGCAGGCAGACAACATAGACAAGGTACGTAAAGACGCAGAAGCTAATAATCGCAGAAGAAACATCAACAAAATGACTGCTGCACAGAAAAAGAACTATATTGAAAAGGGTGAATAATGTCAGAGTTAACTAGATCAGATGTGCCACATAGCGCTGTAGTTAGAATACAAATTAAAGTTCATCAACAGCTAAAGGATGGCAGCCTTAGTCCTACCCACTTATCTGTGGACGAACTAAATAAGTTAGGGATTGCACCATGTGCAGAAATGAAAATAGACGGTTTTGACAAAAATTCATGCATTAAAAATGTGCTAGATAAACTGGAGAAATTAAATGGCTAGATGGGAAAACGAAGGTCTGGAGGGTCTTGACCTACCAGAGCCTGACAATAAAGTTTCAACTTACTTTGGCTTAGGGGCAGAAGAATCAGCGCCTAATGATGCCTTCGTAAAAGTTGTTGACAATAATGGATTCAAAACCCATTATATAAAATTTGGTAGAGGTGAATTGCTTGATCCTTTGGGAGCAGATAAAGGAAAGCACAATCGCCCTTATTTTGATTACAAAAAAGTAAACCAAAAAGTTTATGCTTACTATATGCAATATTTAGAAAATAGAGAGCGTATCTTTTTGACTAGAGCTAGACGAGCATTAATGGAGATAAACTAATGACAAAAAAAGGACCACTCTCTAAGAAAGAGAAAGCCTACATTGAGGAAAACAAAACTCTTCCCGTAGAAGAATTAGCTGAGGAGCTTGACAGATCAGAGGCTTCCGTCAATAAGCATATTGATACGCTAAAAGACGATGACAAGCCACAGAGTATTGCTGGTGAGCAATTCGCTAGAAACCAAAAGTATGGCGCCACAATCATGACTGAAAACGCTTCTATGGCTGGTGATGCAACTAAGGGTAGACGACAACCAGAAGAGAAAGAAGTCAATGTCGCAAAAAGACATAGAGGGGCTATCCATAAAATCAAAGGAGACTAGCAAATGATTTGCACAGTAAGGGATGACCACATCCGCAAGCTGATAATGGAAGACATTTCTATGACTTGGAAATGCACTCTAAATGATGGAACTGTAGTATGGGGTGATTACGAAAGGCCCGGAGTTGAGGAAAGCCCTTGGCTCAGACTACAAAGATATTGTGAAGAAAACGACAAGTGTATTTGTAAAGCTCAGGTTATTGTAATGGGTGCCCCAGAAGAGATTGTCTTTGAAGATGAGAACGGTCTTGATGGTTTCTTCATAGCTAGAGGTTTCTCTAGAGATATTGATATGGCAACCGGAGAAGGCCCTACCTTTCAGCACATGACCTTTGCTTTGCTAGAAGACAACCTAGAGTTTGTTGATGTTAAGAAATACAGCTGGCCAGAATGTGAGTTTGAAGAATTTTCACAAAGAAGGCAGGCTTCACAAGAAAACCTTTCTTTTATGATATGGCGTAATGGCGAAACAAAGAAGTCAAGCGAGCAGGTTCAAGTCACCCTCAACGGGTGAGTATTGTACGGTAGGACAGTATCTAGCTGAGATCCTCGTACAGCGTAAGGCGGAAAAAGAGAACGTAGGTTCCCTGTCTTACAAGTTCTGGAATAAAACACGCAAGAAGCAGTATGAGCTGCAGATACAAAAAGTATATCAACTTATTCGTGTTTTTGGTGAAGAAGCGGTATATGATTATATTATAAAGAAGAACAAGCGAGTCTATAGCGCCGCACCCAAATGGGTTAAAGACGAGATAGAGAAGCACAAGAAACGGCTTGACCGAAGACCTAAAAAGAAAACCGCCGAAGTCATTGAAGTTAATAAAGATAACATTGAATCACAGCCAAGAAAAACATTTGGAAGAAAAACACTTTTTACAAAATTGAGGAATACTAATGGCAAAGACAAAGAAGAATGATCCATCCTTCATCAAAGACATTGTTAAAAAATATGGCAACGTAATATCAACGGGAAACCAAATATTAGAAAGACGAAAAGATTACAAGATTGTCAGCGTTAGCCCCGCTATTGACTTGGCTCTTAATGGAGGTATAAAGGAAGGCTCTTGGGTTATCCTAACAGGCGATCCTAAATGTGGCAAAACTACTACCGCGCTACAGATTGCGGCAAACTGCCAAAAAGAAGGAAGACCCATCATATATCTTGATGCCGAAGGTAGACTCAAAGAAATGAATCTGCTTGGTGTTGATGGTCTCGACAAAGAGAAGATGCAGATCATTCATTCTGAAGATGAGCCACTCAGCGCCGAAGCATTTTTGGATATTGCTGTCAAGCTAGTTAGCGCAAAAGACAATGAGGGCTGTGTCTGTATCATCGACTCTACGTCTTCCCTCATGCCAGAAAAAGAGCTAGACGGAGATATGACACCCGGTCGTGCCGGACTACCAAAAATATTGTCAGTATTCTGTAAGAAGATGGGACAGATCGTACCTAACCAAAAAGCGACCTTAATTATTATTACACACTTCATCGCCAATACTTCTGGCTATGGCGCATCTAGGATGCCGGACTGTGGTAGAAAAATCCAATACCAAGCTGACACAAGAATGGAAGTAAAGTCTGTCAGCCCTTGGGTTCAGAGCGACCGTCAAGTCGGGCAGGCTGTGAACTGGAAAGTAATATGTTCATCAATGGGTTCTCCCGGAACTGAGTGTCAAAGCTGGATTAAGTATGGACATGGCATTGATAAGATTCAAGAGATCATCATGCTAGCTTTAGACATTGGACTCATAGCTAAAGCAGGAGCTTGGCTGACATGTGAATTCATGTTAGGGCATACTGATGTAGTCAAGAAAATTAAGCCGGAAGTTAATAAAGAAGACTCAGAAGCCGTATTGAAAGCTGTCAAATTTCAAGGACAGGAGAGGCTATATAACTTCCTTCTTGCAAATGAAGAAGTCTTTGATATACTAGAAAAAGAAATCAAGGGGATGCTTTGATGCATGTAGAAGGTCTTGACGGCAAAACTTGGAAATGGAACCCTTCTAGAAGCCAAGCTTCAGTAGATGAAAAAAACAGATCTTCTTTGCATAAAAAAGCAAGATTAATCTTGAAAGAAGTCTATCCTTATGATAGAATACTAGAGGAAGTAACACTTCCGGGAACTAAAACAGGTTCTAGAAGAACCCTTTTATATGCAGATCTGTATATACCAAACAGAGATTTAATCGTAGAGGTTCATGGAGAACAGCACTTTACCTTTAACTCATTTTTCCACAAGGATAAGATGGCATTTTTTAAGGCTCAAGCAAGAGACA